CTTTAGGGATAGCGTCCTTAATCAATCGACCAGTAGCAGAGATGGCTATCTCCATTGATCGGCTGTACTTGAACGTACCATTGTCGCCCTTGTTCTGGAGCTGGCGTATAGCAACGCCTGACTGAGCGTTAGGGTTGTCGCCCATGTTAGCCGCAAACATACCCGCAGTGGCGTTGATCATGCCCTGCATAGACTGAGCTATCATGCTCAGACCTTGATTGACCTGTGCGCCACCCTGTTGTTGTGGGATGGCAGGAAACTCTGGGTCAGGGTTGAAGAACTGAACAGGATCGGAGTTGGTGTTGAGAGTACCTAACTGATCCTCATGGCCCGCAGCCTGAGCAGGAGTCATCCAGTACTTAGCCCTTGGAGCTAACGCACCTTCCTCAATAGACCTAGACATTGCGTAGTTCAGGACACGTTGTGGGTCTAGCAGTTTCTCAACCACACCCCAGTACAGAGTCTTGCCTTCGAATATCTTAAAGTTACCGTAGACAGGGATAACCGGAATTCGGTTGAACACAGTGTCTCTATCGTCTTCTAGCCAATCCTTATTATCAAAGAACCTTGAGCAGACCTTGTGTACCTTGCGGGTTCTTCTACGGACTTCAGTGACTCCTATCGCAGCCAGATCATCTACGATCTTGTCAAAGTCCTCATTGACCTCATGAGTTTGACCGTTAGACATCATGACCAGTTCACGGTCTTCTGACTCCATGTACAGGAACTCACCAACAACAATAGCCTCAGCCTTGTCGTAGTACGCATCACCTTCACGGTCATCAGGTACGGACTCACCAGAGCCTTCAGGCCATCGGTTTTCGTATTCATCAACAGCCATGGGATGCAGGACGAAACAGTATCTTGAGTCAGACTTATCCTGTAGCTCAGCAGCAGGGTCAAACCATACTCGGTCTACTGGATTGCCAATCTTCTCAATCACGATGTCTTGATCGAATGAGTTGTCATCTACAAACTTCTGACTGACACGCCACGCATCAAAGCCACCAGTAATCATTCCTCTGGCTGCTTGTGAATAGATTTGCTTGGCGTTAGAGATGTTCTCTATGTTACGGATTAGTCCGTCATAGGTTGAGGCTATATCCTTAGTGGCGTTACCACCAGCAGGAGATACACGGATATCAAAGTCTGCCTGCTCAATCTCTGAGGCAACCTGATCCACTATGGGATTCACGTTATCAAAGGTGTAGCGTGGCTTGTTCTGGTTAGCTTCCCACCAGTACGGTTCCCACTGCCCATCCCTCTTATCAAGGAACAGATGAGCCTCACGAGACATCTCACGGTTGTCGTGGTCTGCCTCCTGACACGAGGAGAGAAGATTCAACACACTCTGGTGGTCTTCGTACTTGTCTTTATAGGACAAATCATCCTCAGTCATCTGAGCAGATTCTTCTTTCTCTTCGTATCCGTTTTCGTAGGTAGCCATTAGCCCCAGCCTTTAAAATTGATTTTGACAGCCGTTTTCTGCACTGCCTTTGGTGAAAACATTGACATCATAAGCGCATCACCCATGTTAGGAGATGGTAGCTCATACGGCTTCTTAGCCATGTCTATCTTCGACATAATCTGGATTTTACCATTATTTGATCGTTTTTGCGGTATTCTGCACACTTCACTTCTAAGCTGGTCTAGCACCTCAATCTCTGAGGACAATGAGATTATATCATCAGGATTAACATACTCCCCTTTGACCACAGCTCGGTAGGTAGCCTCGAACCTATCCCTCAGCTTCCACCAGTACTGCGCCCTCTTGTTGAAGAACGTGTCCTTGTTGGTCTTAGAGTCTGAACCAGAGTAGGGGACGTTGGCATCATCAGGAGTCTCTGAGCCACGGAACTGGTGCTTCTGCATAGAGGTAGACTCTAGCTCTTGGTCGACCTGACGCTTGAGAGATATACCTAAACCGTCACAGTCCCACACGAACCAATCAGCCTGCGCTTCACGAGCTTTGCGTAGCGCCCAATCCATTCCCTCATTGCTGTCACCTGTTACCTTTTCACACACTTCCAAGACCACAGAACCTTTACGCAGCGCAAAGCCCTTACTATCACCACCCTCATCAGATGGATCGTGTGAGGCTATCAACGCACCAGATGGCTCGAACCCTAGCTTCTTGTGTGCATCTATGGCTGCGTCATACCACTCGGTTGGGATGATGTTATCTTCAACAGAGTCGTAGTATTCGCCTTCCCAGATGTGTTGGAACAAAGCAGGAGACATCAACGCTCTGTCGTGTTCCATCTCTTGCTTCAGGACTTCAGGCGCTAATGGGTTGTCTGTGATGTTGATGACAACTATCAGATGCAGGTCGTCCTCGTAGTAACCATCCCTGCGGAGCTGCTTCTCATACGGCTTGATGAACCTTTGACTGAACGCATCCACACTTGATCGGGGGTTGGCACTGAACCATATCTCTGAGCCTTCCTCACGCAGCGTAGGTGTTAGGGCCTTTAGGGAGTTGAAGGAGATAGTCTGCGCCTCTTCAATCCAGAACCGTTGAAAGCCGTGCATTGACTTCACGCCCTCTGGGTTTCTGGCTAGGCCACGGAACTTAAACACTGGTTCTTCGTTGAGAAGGATTTGATTGTTCTGCACCTCAAAGCCCTGAAGCTCTAAGCGTTCTATCTCTGACTTGAGCAGGGCATGAACGGAGTCGTCTATGCTGTTCTGGAACTCACGGAAGCAGGCAGTCTTAATCCCCTTGATCTGTGCGTCCATCAGGCACATATCAGCAAAGCTCATTGACTTGCCTGAGCCTCGCCCACCTATGGCAATCTTGAAGCGTTTAGGCGTATCTACAAACGGCCTGAGCTTCTTGGGGATTTGCATCTTGGGCATTATTCGTAAGTCGCTTTCTTCTTACGTTTCGCCTTACTCATGGCTATTGCTATCGCTTGCTTCTGTGGCTTTCCCGCCTCCATCTCTGTCTTGATGTTCTGGCTGATTACCTTCTTGCTCTTTCCTTTCTTTAGTGGCATTGCCGAATATCCTTTCGTAGTTATCAAGATACTTGCTTACGTTGTACTTGCGCGGCCTAGAGCCTTTGCCACCTTCCCACGGGCCTGTACTCATTCAACCACCTCAATAGTCCAGTGATGGTCAACCTGAATGGGTTCGCCATCCTTGCCTGTTATCTCTTTACGCCTAGTCTCTGTCCATCCTGCTTGGTGAGACAGATAGAACTTAGCAGCGTTGATGTCCCCATCCAAAGCCTTTGCCGCTAGTGACTTAGCTACCTTGGTTATCCCAAGAGCTTTACCCTTCCGATATGCCTCAGAAAGTTCTTTTTGTCTTTCAAAGGCTGCGCGTAAGGTATTGGGCGTACAGCCAAAATAATCAGCTAACTGCTTTTGACTTAATACATCAGACAGCTCAAAGCATTCCTTGATTTCTTGCTCTGTGAAGACTCGTGGCGGTCTATGAGGAGGGTTACTCACTGGTCTAGCTCCTGTGTGATTTTCCTAATTGTATCATGACTTGTTCTTCTTAGCCGTGTACCGAGCGAAGGTCTCGTCACGCAAGGATTTAGCCTCATAGCCATTGCTAAATGACTGAGGAGGAAAGACTTGTATCTTCCCGCCCTTAGCCAAGAACTCTTCTGTTTGCTTCTGGATGATTTCACTCAGCCAAGCAGTGTCCTTCATAATGCGATGTCCATGTTAAATATGATAGGTAGGTTTAGCTTCCTGCGCTGTTCCCTACGAGCCAATGACTCTTTAATTTGCTTGTAGTCATTATAACCTATTGTTTTGCCTTGTTTAAGTGTTTCATGAGCCATCATTATCATGGTTTCATCCCAATCGGCTTTCTTGTTTAACAGCCAGTGACGGTCATATTCCGTCTTGAATGGCTTATCAAACAGTACGTCTGGCTTCATACCAATGGCTTGGACTATCTCTGGCCCCTTAGCACCACAGGCATGGCAGTACATAAGAATCTTATCCTCTGCCTCCTTGATGGACATTGAAGGGTTGTTGTCCCCATGTACAGGACAGCAGGCTACATAGTTCTTACCTGACCTTCTGACTTTATCCAAACTACCAAGAATACGTTCTAGGTTTAACATCACTCATTCTCCTTCTGATGTTCATGTGAGTTATAAAGTTCCTCACTTCGTTGGTTACAGGTCTTGGGGTTCTATCGACCCCTTTAGGCCAAACGCCAAACTTGGCCTTGTATTGATGGCTGCTCCATCCTTCTGCGTAGCCCTTCTCTTTAGCATACTGGACAAGCTGCCCCATCCATTCGGACTTATCCTCTACTTTGAAGTCCTTACTGGCTTTCTTGAGCATTGAGCCATCATCCTTGAACACAGGCTCGTTAGATGGGATGCAATACCCACAAGCGCATTTGCGGCCTTGGAAGGCTGCTGAACAGACAGGACAGTCTCTGGTGATTTTTTCCTTCTCTTCTTTCTTAAGCTGCTTACGCTCGTTGAACTTCTGTGTACCGTCATCCAGCTTAGATGGGACAATATCCTCTGGAAAGCCAAAAGTCTTTAAGTTTGATGCGTGGTCAAGATACGTTGATTTGTCCTTGCCCTCTGCGATTCTCCAGATTCTTCCTGCCCTTTGAACAAAGGCTATCGGAGACTTAGTGGGGAAGCAGTCTATCAGTATCTCCACAGATGGATCGTCATAACCCACCCCTAAGAGGCGACTGCAACACAAGACCTTGCACCGTCCAGACCTGTGGTCATCATAGATGTACTTACGCTCTTCCTCACCCATGTAACCGTCAATGTGCAATGCAGGAATGCCAGCAGCGTTAAACCTCTCCACCATTGACTTGGAATGTGCCACCGAAGGACTAAATGCTATGGCCTTTCTCTGAAGGTTGTTAGAGTGCTTCCGGTAATTCTCTACTATGTCACCGTTGAAAGTCTCATCATCCATCATAGCCTTGCCCAGTGCTTCTGGGTCATAGTCCGAGCCACCAGTTGCTAGAGCTTTAGTCTTGATGCCCTTGCGGTCTATGGACTTACCAACGTAATAATCGGTAGGACACAACCAGCCCTTGTCTAATAGCTGTCTGGTTGTAGTGGTGACTATCAGATCATCCCAGTGCAAGCCTAAGCCTTTACTGAATGGCGTGGCGCTAAGCCCTATGAACGGCACGTTGTTATAACGCTTCATGAACCCTTCTACCAAGCCTTTGTACATGGTGTGGCATTCATCCACTATCGCTAAGCCAAAGGTCAGGTGATTGCGCCGTACAGCCGTCTGGATGGACGCTATCTGAATTAAGCAGTTAGGATCATAACGTGGGTCATCGCCCTGTAGGACGCTAAAGTCAGCGCCTAACCGCTCGAAGGTCTCAACCGTTTGAGATATTAACTTAAGCCTGTCGCAAAAAAAGATACTTCTAATTCCTTTTTTTTCTGCCGCCATAAGCATTATATATGCGCTGATAAGCGTCTTACCCATGCTACATGGTGCTGCCAGCAACGGTCGCATCTTACCTTTGCGTAGAGACTGCCTCAGAGCTTCTACCGCAACCTCTTGGTGTGGTCTAAGTTCTATCATCAGCAGTCACCCCCTTGCTAGGTTTTGTTGGTTTCCAAATGGAAGCTAAGACTTGGTTCAATCTTAGGCACTCGTCACAAAACATCGTACCCTTCAATGATCTGACCCACTTAGGACAGGATTCACAGCGCATGACGTTGTTGACTTTAGCCATTGACTTCCACCACTGTGATTTGCTCTTCAAGGGTTTCACGAGCAACCTTCTCTGCTTCTGACTGAAGGATTGAACTCTTGGACTTTTCCCATAGACGCTGCTGGATTATCGCAGCCTCAGCGACAACATGGTCGTCAATGTACCAACCACGGTACTTCTCAATACCTGCTTTATCCTTAGCGCAGTAGCCAAACCTTTCACCGTTACGAGCTAAACTCCACATTAAAAGTCCTCCCTTCGAACACCGTTATAATCATACATATCCAACACAGGAACATCGTGCAGGTCTGTGTAGCGATTCCATATCTTAGAATCTAAGTCCTCCATGATGAAGCGCTTGGCTATGTCAAAATAAGGTTCATACTTGATAAAGAAGTCATCGTGGCTCATCTTGCCAGCGAATGCTTTAGCCATGTCAACGTGGAACTGCGCGTATACAGCGTTTGAGCTTTCATGAAACATTAGCTCTTGCAGCTCGTCAGGGCTTTCCTCAGTTGCAGCAATGACCAGTTCGTTAGCGGCTGCATCTGTCGCTTCTACGCAGCGGTTCTTATGGTCAATGAGATTATCAAGGTTTGCGTCAATCGCGTCTTTAACGAAGTCCATATTACTCTCCACAAGTAATTTTAAGGTTTTTGAAGTCAGGCCAGCCAAACTCACCGCTGGTTTCTTTAAACAAGCACACCATCTCTGTGTACTCATCGGCTGCACGTTCAGCCTCTTGACGGTCAAATGCTCCAGCAACACCTAAAGCGGCAACCAGTGCAACGAAGAAAAGAAGTGTTAAAGTCTCTTTCATGTCAGTCTCCGATGCGCCTCCGAAAAGGCGCTTGGTTAAAAGAAATACCAATTAATCATACCAACCTGAGCGGTATGCTTCGCTTTCAACAACGGCATCGTTGTATTCATCCATAATGCCGCCAAAAAATTGTTGAAATACAAACAATGCTTCTTGGTAAGACTTGCAATCTGCAACCTCGTCGTGGCTCTTACTCCAAACTTTGTAAGTACCATCGCCATTGTCACCGATCTGAACCGTCTCAATAATTTTCATGTCATTCTCCCATCAAGGTTATGCGCCTCCAAAGAGGCGCGGTCAGATTAAAAGTTGTAGTCGTAAAAAGCGTAAGGCTTTTCAGTCAGACCAAAACGCAGGTTTCCATTGCACCACTCTTCTGGATTGTTCTTCTTGCGTCGAATGCGAATGACTTCAGCATCAGGATTGCTTGCGTAGGTAACTTTTTGATTGCGCTGATTTTCAACGTGTCCAAAAAAACCACCTACAGACTGCTTAAGATGAGAGATGTCATGCTCAGTGTCCATCTTTCTAATCTCAATAGTCTTGTCGCTGATTACCTTAACTATCTCGTAAGCATCAACATCGCTGTAGCCGTATAGAGATGCATGAGTAAAAGTCTTAGTGTCCTCTACAATGCGAAAATTGACGTTGGAGATTAATTTGCCTAAATGAGCAACAACAGCTCTGTCTGTAGCTTTAGCAAGCTCGTCGGCTAACCAACGGCAGTAATCATTCTTTTTTTCTTCTAATAAAGCTTCTGCTTCAGCACGGTCAGTGATTTTTCTACCATTAACCCAAACCTTGCTCCAACCCCAAACACCCAAGCCTTCTCGTGAGTTAAAAGTCTTTTGTTCAACAGAAAAGTAAGTAGTAGTAATCATGTTGTATCTCCCATTAGTGAGAAGCACCGCGCCTCTCTATGATTCTAATTATACAGAAATAACACTTATGTACAACACTTTTCACACTTATTTAAAGAAAAAAGTCATTTAGATGGTTTGGGACACCTAGTCCCCAGTCAGAGCATAATCCACAGTTCTCTATTGCCGGAACGCCTTCACCATCCTTGGTAACCGCGTCAAGTCTCCTAATATGTCCACTAAGCCGGTTTGTCGCCCGCATTCTGCTACTTGGGCGCGATCCCATCACTCTCGGAGTTCTGTGCTATCTGGGCGTTTCAGGCTGCCCATAGGCCATGATCGCTGAGTTTTACCGGTCAGGATTTACGACACCGGACAGACAGTGTACACAAAAAAATATCTATAGTACAATACACAACATATGCTGACGTAATGTAGCTCCTACCACTACATCTTGTATCTCCCATCACGAGCCGTCTCTCCGGTACGTCAGCATACCCCACCTAAACTTTTTTCACTCGCCTAGTTGCACACAAGATCAACAGCTGCTACGATTGCACTTCCTTTACAGAGAGATGGGAGTCTCACCATGGAAAATTGCCACTTCTGGAATGCCTTCTGGGCAGCCCAAACTAACTTCGTTACACCCGAAAAAACCGGCGTAAACGGCTTTGCTAACGGTCACAAGTACCACAAGCTTGAAGACCTGCTTGAGCCGATTCATAGCGTTTTAGCCGATCAAGGTATCAGGTTTATCTTCGAGGACATAAACACCGAACACGAGGCCGGCGTGCGTGTACATATGCACCATATGCCTTCTGGCCAGAGTTACAGCCAGACCTGCATGGTAGACAAGAAAGAGCGCCACGCTCAGGCAACCGGCGGATGCTATACCTACGCCAAGCGTTATCTGTTATGCAGCTTGTTCCTCATCAGCGATCCTAAGCTAGATGACGATGCTGATTTTGCTACTAACGGAGATCGCAAGCAAAAGCCTGTCAAAGTATCCACTGGCACTTACATCGTCGATGATGAGCGCATACAGAATCTGAAGTCACAACTGGCAGAGCTCGGCATACCCGAGAAGGCAGCGTTGGATGCTGTTAAAGCCAAGACATGGGTTATTAACCAGAAGCAGGCCGATGTCATTCAGTCCAAGATCGACTTTAGAAGGAATCAAAAATAATGCCTTATCGAGCCGTATATTGCCAACAAGGCACTCAAGAATGGCTAGAGGCGCGTGCAGGAGTGATTAGCGCCTCTAACTTCAAGTCTCTCTTTACCACTCGCGGAGAAAAAGCAGCGTCCGCTACCAGAGACACTTACTTAAACCATGTTATCGCTGAGCGTATCTGCGGGCATCCTGTGGATACGTTTAAGAATGCAGACATGGAGCGCGGCAACGAACGTGAAGACGAGGCTCGTCAGACCTTTGCCGCAATCGTTGGAGCTGATATCAAAGAAGTCGGCTTTTTCCTAGACATCGAGCATGACATAGGCTGTTCTCCAGACGGCCTATTCACTCTTGATGGAGTAGACACAGGCGTGGAAATTAAGTGTCCTCGTGCCTCTACTCTGGTTAAGTGGATGCGCGGCAAAAAAGTCCCAACTGAATACGTCCAACAGATACAAGGAACCATGGCTATCTTGGAGTTATCGGTTTACTGGTTCTGCGCTTGGCATCCAGACTTTCCTAAGCCTTTCATTGTTCAAGTAAAGCGCAATGACGAGCTTATCAACAAGGCTCTACCAATCCTGATAGAAGCCGCAACCTTTGTTAAAAACGAAACGGAGAAACTCAATGAACAACGCATTTACTACACTAACTAGCATCAACAAAAGCCAGTACGACGATTCTTACTACGCGTCAATCGATCCTGCGGCCTTGCAGGAGCTTCTGGCTGCCTACGAAAGTGGCGCCGTGTCTTTAACCAAGAATGGTAAGATCTCGCTCAAAGGTTGGAGGAACGAGTCTCAGGACGGCGGATCGTCTTATATCTCCATGAAGTGGTCTAAGCCTATGAACCAGTCTGCTCCGGCTCCATCAGCTCCAATTTCAAACGAGGACGTACCATTTTGAATATAGTTAAGCTAGACGAGAGAGCTCTGACTAAGATTCAGAGCGCTCCTCGCAACAAGTACGTTAAAGAGTTTTTTAAGCTCAAGGAAAACGAGGCGATGAGCTTTGACGACTACGATGAGATGCGCAGAGTTTACTTTGCCATCAACTCGCACTGTCGCAACAGAAAGCTGCATGA